ACAGCGCACAGCTTCGCCAGGTACTCGCACAGGCCGCGAAGATCAGGCGTCCGACGCTTCACGGTCCAGCTGCGGCAACGGCCATCGGCTTCCAACAGCAGGCCAATCCATGACCGCAGGACGGCTTCTCGGCCTACCCAATCCCGCGCTGAACATCGACGGCGAGCCTGTCGCCGGGGCGCAGCTGTTCTTCTATCAGGCAGGCACGGCCGTCCTGCAGAACGTCTATGACGGCCAGAATCTCATTACGCCATTGCCTAATCCGCTGTCGGCCAATAGCGGTGGTCAATTCGAGATCGCATGGGGCGATACAAGCCTTCTCTATGATGTCGGCTGGACGGATTCGGGAGGTGCCAATCTCGGGTTCTTCTCGAATGTGTCGCCTACGCCGCCCGCTGGTGCCGATATACTGCTCTCGAATCTCGCGAACAATGCGCAGGCGCAGGCGAACTTGGGGCTTGGTACAGCCGCAGTCGAGAATACAGGGACATCGGGTCATACAATTCCGTTTGAGGACGGCGCGGCGGCTGTTACCGGCGCATGGTCCTTCAATCCAATCCCGACCGACGCGACAACAGGTTCGTCGCTTGGTTATCTCGGCGCACCGATCAACGAGCAGGACGGGACATATGCGCTCGTTCTGGCTGACCGCGGCAAATGCGTACAGCACAATTCGGGCGCTGCGCATAATTACACGATCACGAAACAGGCGACGGTCGCGTGGACGATCGGCGATATGGTTGCAATCTCGAATATCGGGGCGGGACTGCTCACGCTGGTTCGCGATACGGGTGTCACGCTCTATCTGCATGGGACGACGACAAACGGCCCGCTGAACATTCCGCAGAACGGCCTGGCGACAATTCTGAATGTCGCCGCGAATATCTGGATTGCCAGCGGAGATGTGTCATAGCAGGCGTTGCCACGCTCGGGCTCGGGCGCGGCGGTGTGGGCGGAGCAGGAGGCGGAGGGCAATTCGCCTGTCCAGCTTCGCCGCTATCGGTCGGAGCCGTGGGGCAGGGCTTGCTGACCACGCCAGCCGTGACGTGTATGCCGACGGGGGGCACTGCGCCCTACACATACCAATGGTCGCAAGTAAGCGGCCAACACGGAATTACCATCACGAGTCCGACGCTGGCGGGAACGACATTCAGCGGGACGCCGCAACCGGATTCGACATTGGCAGGCCAATTCATCTGTACGGTGACGGATAATGTCGGAAAGAAGGGCATATCCAATAATGTCGCCGTGCTGCTGACAAACACATTCTGAGGCTCTGATGCTGACAAAAACCGATACGTCAAACGCTCTGGAAGCCCCGCGCTGGATTCTCGATGAAACCACCGGCGATTTCCTCGGCATCGATGCGACCACGGGCGAGTACATAATTTACCGCGTCACGGTCACGCCGCCATTAGCTTTGAACGCAGCGGAAGAATCGACACTGGAAGATATCGAAGCGCAGTTAATGCCGCCTCTGCAGGTCGCGGGTTCCGTATCGGTATCGACGGTACCAGCCCTGAGCATCGATACGCTCCCGCTTCCACCCAATGCGGCGCAGGAAATGGGCGGCAATCTTGGGGCAATCGCCGACAACACGGCCGCTCTGGTAGCGAACAAGCAAGCATTGCCGACGAACGCAGCGCAGGAAACGGGCGGTAATCTCGCGGCGATTGCAACCAACACGACCGGAGCGGCAAAGGATGCTTCGCTCGCCACGATTAATACCACGCTCGGGACGCCGTTTCAGGCAGGCGGTCTGATCGGCAATGCGAAGTTCGGCGCCATTGTGGAGAATCCACCCGATGGCACGCCGCTTGTCGTACAGCCACTGTCGCACGATATCGACAATATTCTCAGTCCTGTCGCGTCTGCGCAGTCCGGGGCATGGAATGTTGGGCAGCTCGGGACATGGAACGTCGGGCAATCCGGCGGATGGTCCGTCTCGATAACGGGACCGACCGTCGATGCGAACGGGGCAATTGTACTGTCGCCTCAGTCGCTCATATCCATCGACCCTTCGCCTCGCTTGGCACAACTGAACGATCTGATGCGGGCGCAATTACTACTGGCAATCACACAGGCTCAAGCAGCCGGCGGCGGCTTCGTGCCTTACGAAATGCCGCCTTTCTAACGGAGAAATAAATGGCACTCTCACCGCAAGCCCTGATCAAGGGCCTCGTCTCGCGCGCGCTTCCCTCGATCAATCTGGATTCGCTCAATACCGATGTAGCCGTACGCCAAGGTGCATACGGCGAATTCTATACGCAGCCCCTTGTCCGTAAGGCGCACAATCTGGCGGATGAAGGATCGTATTTCACGGCCGGATCTGCATCAGGGATCGTGCCGACGTACGGCACATCACAGGTCGCAACTTCCCCGTTCGTGACTGTCTATAATGGCTCGGCCTCCGGCCAGCGGCTCTATCTTGATTATGTGGCACTGACGGCCATCGCGGCCGGTGCCTGTACGACTACGGCAGGATATTCGGCGATTGCGGTCGTGGTGGATTCGATCAACCGCTACACCTCGGGCGGGACTGCACTGACTTCCAACAGTCCGAACATGGCGGCAAACGTAACGTCGCCCGCAGTTATCAACGTCGGCGCTATTGTGGCTCCGGCCGCATCTGGCGCAGCGCGAACCATCGTGCCGCTTCGCAACATCCGCCCCGGCGTGTCAACGACGGTTATCAATGTCGTGGGCGATATGAATCTGCTCACCTTTGGCAGCGTGGAAGGTGCAGTCGGTTCAATCACAGTCGCGAACGCCAACATCATGCCGCAGGCATTGCCTCCGGTCGTTATCGGCGCAGGCCATACTGCGCTTCTGTACATCTGGTATCCGGTACTCACCGCGCCATCGGCAGCAACCTACGCCCCGGAAGTCGGCTATTGGGTGCGATAATGCGAAGGATATTTGCTCTAACAGGCGCGATGCTGCTTGTCGCGACAGCGGCATGGGCCGATCCACCGAACTTCGGGGGAAGCCAAAGCGTGACAGCACTCTCGGATTCGACGGGTGCGCCATATACGGGCAGCAATCCTGTGCCGGTGACGGGCGCGGGTGGCGGCGTTAGTCCGGCCCCCGTTGGCGTTGCGCCAACTGATCGCGGCGGCACGCTGACGGTAGGCGGAACGGCGCAGAATGCGGCGGCGTCCAACGCATCGCGCAAGGGTTTCGTGATCCAGAATCCTTGCACGGCAGCAGGAGAAGGCATCGCGGCGACGGAAGATTTGTACGTCAGCGTAACGGGAAGCGCTACCGTAGCAGGGGCAACCAACTTTGCCGATCTTCCGCCATGTGGCTCCACTTCTTTAATCGTTGCGCCTAATTCCGTCATCACGGCTGCGGTGAGCGTGAACGCAACGACCATCGGTCATCGCTGGTCAGCGACAGAGGTACAGTGATGCGGCGTTTCATCGTCATCGCAGGTGGACTTCTTTTTGCTGTTGTCGCGCTTGCACAAAGCAATTCTCCAATCAACGCCATCTCGGCTTTGCGACCAGGCAACAACCTTTCCGATGTCGTGTCGGCTTCGACTTCACGAACGAATCTCGGGCTTGGCACGGCAGCCATCGTCAATACCGGAACCAGCGGTGCAACGATCCCACTCAACAATACGGATAACGTCTTCAGTGCCGGGTTCAATGTTCAAGGCATTGATAGCGATGGTATCTCGACACTGCGCCTGAGTGGTTCGCCAGCCTATACCGGAACGGGCACATTTGCCGGCCTTCGCGATAATTCCGTCTACACGATGAGCGGCGCAGGTACACCGAACGCCGATTCCATCCTGATTAATTCGCATATTACAGGAGCCGCTAATCTCGCCAATTATGAAGGCGTGATGGTCAATCAGACGCTGGACGCGGGGTATACCGGAACCGGAACTGCCGTCATCGGTTTCGAGAATAATCTGCTCACAAATAACAGCGGTCTCATCATTCCGAATTATCGTGGATTTCTGGACGACGCGAAGAACGCAGGCAACGGTTGTGCGAGCGGTACGTGTACGTCCATCGAATTTTCTGCCAACGGTTTGACCGGATCGTCAGGTGGCGGGACGCTGAACAATTACGACTATTACAGCGTCGTTCCCAGCGGCGGTGCGGTGACCGGTACGACCAACAATCGCGGCATTTACATCACCGGCAACGGCGGGACGAACGCGGGCGGCACAACAAATAATTTCGCGCTCTACAGCGACTCGACGGCGCAATCCACGTTCGCCGGCATTGTGCGGCATGGTGGTATCAGCAATTTGACATTCCCTGTGATGGGAACTGCGGCAGGACAGCAGCTTTGGGCTATTGACGCCACGACCATCAACGACTCGACCGACAGCGGCACGATCGCCAACGTGAACATAAATAAAATCTTCGCGCCCGCGCTCACCAGCACAAACGCGACGACTTTCACGACGACATTTACGCTTGATGTTGAGCCGCCTACATGCAGCGGTAACTTGACGTGTACCAATCTCAGTACGGCGCGTTTTGGCGGCAATGTGACCATCACCGGCGCACTGAGCATGGTGACGACCAACATCAATCAAGTCGCCAACGTCCTCGCCAATACGACCACATCATACGAACTTCTCAATTCTACCCCGACTGCGACCGTCCCTGACCTCATCACCAATCGCGGCGACACGACAACAGGCGTTGGCGGCGCGTCAGGACACGCAGATTTGATCGCCGGAGGTGTGAACCAGGTCGATTGCATCAGCACAGGATGCACAGTGCCATTGTTGCTGACGTTAAATGCCGGCATTACCGAAACGGGCGCCACAGCTTCATTAAATGCAAGCAGCAACTTCGCGACAAATATCAATACCGGGACATCGACGGGAATAATCACACTCGGCAATTCAGGGAACACCGGGAAACTGGTGATTCCAAATCTGGCAAACTCCTCAGCCGCAACTCAGGGAACGCTCTGCATTTTGGCCACGAATGTCATTAATCAGGACGACAGTCTTGCGTGCTTGGCATCCCTCGAAGAACTGAAGGATAATCACGGCTTCATAGATGGAGACCAAGCCCTATCAGAATTGATGCAGATGAAACCCTTCTGGTTCACTTGGAAACATACCACGCCGGAATGGAAGGGCGACAAGAAGATGCAGCCTGGTCTTGGCGCGCATGCAATCGAAAAGATTGATTCGCGCCTTGCGGGCTATGGAGGCGATGGAAAATTGAGAGGTGTCCGCTATCAAGAAATGACCGCATTTCTTGTTGCTGCCATCCAAGCGCAGCAGAAGGAAATCGCGGGATTGAAGTCTCAGATTGCCGAACTCCATCACCAGAAATTCCACTGATGTTGAAACATCTCGCCCTCGCGCTTGGGCTGCTGACCGCTTCGACTGCAATAGCGGCACCTGTGAATCTCGGCGCTCCTGCCGGGAATGTGGTTATTATTGATCCGGTTGCCAATGCCGGGCTTGTCAATCTCGGGGCGCCCGCATCGAATGTCGTCATCATTGATCCTGCGACCGGGGACGCTGCCACTCTGGCGCACCTTTCCATCAGGGGCTATGGCTGTACGACGGCGGCTGCGAATTGCAATGCGCAATTCGCGTCGCTTGTGGCTGCCGCGACGGCGCAAGGATTGTCGGACATCTATGGCGACGGGTTGCACTTCACACTCAGCACTTCTCCGGCAATGCCGGCCGGAATGGTGTTCCACTGTGGTCAGACAGGAACACATTTGCCGAATACGACTGTTTGGACAACAACCCCCGGAGCTATTGAAATAGACAATTCCGGCGGGGCGGTTAACGTCAATCTGAACAACACGAACAGCGGGTTTCAGGGCTGCACTTTCATCAACAAAGCCGTCGATAACATAACCAGCACGGCCACGCATCGCCAGTTGATGGATGCGAAGAAAAATTTCGAGGCAAACTCGCCAACCGGGATCAAACTAAGCGCGCGTGGTACAATTTTACGGGATGTCAACATTCTCGGCTTCAGCCGGGGCTTCCATGTCGAAGGTGCGCCGAATGCTGTGGTCGAGAACGTCGTTGTTCATGCCGGTCTTGGCGGCTGCCTCTATATGGCAAACAACCACGACGTAGAACATTTCAAGGGCGTAGAGTGCGATAATACGCTGTTCAAGAATAGTGCAAACGTCAGTGAGACGTACACGATATCGAGCATCATTTCCGGTCCCGGCGGTACTTGCGAATATGTGATTTCCGCTGCAAGCACATGGGCAACCGGGGATGATTTGACGCCACAAGGGATCAATGGCAGTTGTGTTAAATACATTCCCTCCCTGACGGTTATCGACACCACACATGCCTACGCTCCGGGTACGACATTTGCTCCGTCCGATGTGATTGCAGGTACTTGGGAAGATGTGACGGGCAGGCGCGACGTTATCGCGCTGGCGAGCATCAATGACGATATCCAGGTCGGCTCGGCTGTGGCAGCCAGCGCATGCGACCCGGGCAGCCTGACCGTCCTTGCGCGGTCAAACAACCACTCAGCACTGAAACTCGTGCAATTGTCCGCGCCGCTCAATTCCGGCTGTACGTCGGCAAACTTCACCTTCACCAATCCGGCCTACGGCGGCGGCGGAACGCTCATCAGCGATGCGCGTACGGTCAATTCATCCGGTATCTATGCCGTCAATTCAGGGAACGGCAACGACGGCCTGACCTTTGTCGATTGCCTCGTTCTATCCTATCGCGTCAGTTACGAGATTGCCGACAACACAAGCTGGCCGAAATTCGTGGGCTGCCGCGATGACGGAGGGGGGATTGTACCCGATCCAGATTCAGTCTCCGTATACATGCACGGCAGCGGAACTGCGAACCCCAACTTCACCAACTTCACTTTCAAAAATCACGGCAAGACTATCGTTTATGACGTGGCTAACGGTGCCCCCGCTACGTTCACCGGGGGCACGATGGGAGACGGTTCCGACCCTGGCGGAATGCTGGATATGAGCAGTGGCCGATTGCAGATCGCCAATGAAGGCTCGATCTCCGTCGGAACGTCGTTTCTCGGATCGTCGATCGATCAGCTCAACCTGACGAGCCTGAGCAACAAAAGCCAGACGTTTCGCTTGCAGACGGCGGCTACGACCTACGCGGTCAAGCCGGTGGCCTCATGGTTCGCAAGCGCAAGCGAGATCAACGGCACACAGGCGGCAGCGACATATCAAGGCATATTGGATACATGGTCGCCGAACAGTCTATCGGCTGCGACGATGGGGGGATTCTCCGGCTCGATCACACCGGCGATCAGCGGCATCGTACAGTTTTGCGCGTTTGGGTATGTGACAAATTCCACGGCGGCAGCACCCGAAGGAATTGCGTCGTTTCAAGTCTCGTACGGTACGGGGGCTTCGCCGAGCAGAAACCATGCGCTGACGGGAACGCAAGCAGGACCGTCTATGATTGCCGAAAATGATAGCGCAGTCGCCATGACAGGGCGTCAGTTGAACCAATGCGCTGTCGTCACCGGGTTGACGGTTGGGACGCCTTATTGGACTGATGTTGCAGGCAAAGCCGTTTTGAACACCAATAGTGTTTGGAATGGGACGGTAGAGGCGATTGAGCTGCCATGAACCAGATCGCGCTCGATTTCATCAAGGCTCGCGAGTCGTGTCGGCTTCAGGCATACCAGGATTCGGGCGGCACATGGACCATCGGTTGGGGCAGCACGGGAAACGGCATTACCGAAGGAACAGTCTGGACGCAGGCACAAGCCGACACCGACCTACAGAAGCGCGTGACGAATGTGGAGACGGTCGTTTCCATGAAAACGAGCGCGGTCAAATTGTCAGTCCAGCAGGCCGCCGCGTGCATCAGTCTCGCCTACAATATCGGACTAGGCGCATTCGGAGGTTCAACGCTTCTGGCGAAGATATTGGAACGTGACTGGATGGGTGCGGCCAAGGAATTTCCGAAGTGGGACAGGGTTGGAACCGCCGAGGTCAAGGGACTTCTGAAGCGGCGATTTTACGAAGGTGCTTTGTTCCTTGAGGGAAGCTGAAAATGCTGCGGCGGACCGAGGTAGTTTACGGCCGATAGCTAACCCCGTTGCACAGCGGACCTTCGCGATAGCGTTTGGGCACCGCCGCAGCGGTTGGAGGATGGATGAAGCGGTTTCTGATTGCAAGCACTCTATGCCTCGCTGGCTGCGTATCCGGCGGGGGTGTGCCGCGTGGCAATCCACCGGCCAAGGTGCTGCTAGGCGCCCACGTCGCCCCAAATGGCGGGGCATCGAGGGAGGCTGATGTTCTCGCGCTCGAAGCGCAGATAGGGCGCAAGCTCGATCTGGACAAGATTGCCCCGGATTTCCTGTGGACGGTTTCCTATGTCTCCCGCTTCCAGTGGGACGCTACGAACAGCAGAATACCTTACATTCTTTGGAGCCCACGCCAAGGCACCGGTTGTGTGCTTCTGAGCGATGTGGTTACCGGCAAGTATGATGCGCAGATCGACGCGCAGGCCAATCAGATCGCGGCGCTTGGTGCTCCGGTATGGATTGGGTTGTTCTCGGAGCCAACGGTCACGACTTCCGGCCGATGCTCCAATCCCAATCGCGACCCGACGCTCTACAAAGCTGCCTATGCCCATGTCGTTGCTATCTTCCAAAATGACGGCGTGGTGAATGTGAAATGGGTATTCGCGCTAGATTCGACAGAATTTGCGGAGGGACTCTACAATACCTGGCGACCGGCGACCGATATTCTCGGCGAGGATGTTTACGACGCAACCGGCGTGGCGGAGGACTTCTCGGCTGCAGTTTGCAATGTAGGTCCACAGCTCGGCATTCCGTTCGCGATCACGGAAACCGGTGCGCCGCCGTCTAATCAGACGCGTTGGATATCGACGTACAGGTGTCCCGGCGCGCTTGCCTACATCTATTTCGACATGCCGGCCTACGCGCCGTATCAATTCGCTTCGCCGCAAGCCGTGGCTGATTTCGTAGCGATAGGACAATGACCGAAGAAGAATGGTCAACAATGTCGCGGGAACAGAAGATCGAGAGTCTTTTGCGGGGTTATTATGAGGCGCTCGACATGAAAATTCCCGACGAACACAAGGACGGTATTGCTAAGGGTAGGTCAGCCATCTGGGCAACACCTTTCGGGCGCGGAGAAGGCAAACCATCATATGGACTCTGCATTGTCGGAAATAGTTACGAAGAAGCGATCTTTGCACAGTTGCGTGGGTTGCAAGAAGCAACTCGTGAATTATTAGAGTTGGGCCAATGACCCGCGTCGAAACCCTCCACGCCATCACCCAATGCCTGAAGGGCAAAGGCATAGGCCGCGATTACGAGACCTACTGCATCCTGCACGCGCTTAAGCTGCTGCTGGAACGGGAGGACGAGAAAGAGCCAGAACTGCCGCCATGAACGTTTCAGCGATCATTGTGGCACCTTTAGCCCTGTCCGGCTGCGCTCTAATGCCGAACGTGGCTAACTATCCCGGCCCGGCAGCGGTGGAGATCACGGATCGGGCCGCATACAAGGCCGATCTTGCGACCTGCATTGCCGAAGTGAAGCTACTTCCAGAGCATTTCGATTTGCAGCACCTTGGAGCGGGCGCGGTAAGCGGTGCTGCCAATGGCCTGCCCGGCGTTACGCTAAACCCGCTGGTGCCCGTCCTTACGGCGGCTGGCGGTATGGCGAGTGCTGGTTTTGACGATCTGAATGTGCTAGGAATACAGGCCAAGTCGCGCGTCAACAAGTGTATGACCGCACATGGCTTGAAGTCGGGGGCGTATGTCATTGTTGATTGAATTGAGCGCCATAGCGGCGAGCCTTTGGCTTACGACTTCCGTTCACGGACGGGTGCGGCCCAATCGTAAGACGGCCGGGACAAAGGCTCACCGCTGCGGCGGCGTGGAAAGCAGACACGCTCCCAAGTTCCGAGGTCGCGGGGGTTACTGTCGGGTTACTCGGTCGTTTGTGTGTCTCTTGCGGGGTAAGCCACGGGAGAGAATGTGGAACACGGCGGCAAAGTCCGGTCATACTGTCGCGGCGAACCCGCTTAGGGGAATGGGCTGCGCTCGGATGCTGAAGGCCCACGAACAGCCGGGGTTGCGTCCGGCCCGCAGCACTTTATTCGCCCTATCGGGAATCGCGTCGGTTCGCTTTGAGGCTCTATACGGGCCAGTCGGCGCTGTCGCGTGCTGGCGCGATTCCCGATGCGGCGATCAGGCCGTATCGACAGCGCAAAGGTGAAACATGAGTGGACAGACAGACTGGTTCTCGACTTTCGTAGGCGCCCTCGAAACAGCCGCTACGGCAGCTTGGAGCAAGATAGCTCCGATTGTGACCAAGATCGAAGATGAGATTTTCACCGCCGCGCCGGATGTTATCGGCAAGATGGCGCAGATCGCCGTCAATGCTGTTACGGCGCAGTTCGGTCTTAGCATTCCCGGCGAGCAGAAATTTGGACAGGCGGTAACGTCGTACATCCAGCAGATCGAATCCGATCTTGGCTTTACGCCAAAAATCCAGGACGCGCACGCCGCCGTGCAGGCCGCCTATACCAAGGTTGTCTCGAAGGCAAAGGGCAAATAAGGGGCGACAAACGGAGAAACCATGTGGTTTCGCAGATGGTCCAAACTGGACCGCATCATCGCACTACAGGAGACAATGATGGCAAAAATTGATGACATTCTGGCCGACGTTCAGGCCGAAAGCACGCTGGACGATTCGATCATTACTTTGCTGACGAACATCGCTCAGCAGCTCAAAGACGCCGGCACAGACCCTGCCAAACTACAGGCCGTACAAGACGCGATTGACGCGAACAAAGCGAAGATCAGCGCCGCAATTACGGCCAATACGCCGGGCGGATGATTTCACCCCCGCATGGGCGCGGCCCATGCCAACTCGCGCCGTCGCAAATGGCGGCGCGGCTTTCCTAGGAGCGTGATGACCTAATGTGGTCCGCCTTGGCAGGATTGGTTCTGGGAATTATACGCTGGCTGTTTGGCGGTCGGCAGCAGACCGAAGGTGTGGTGCAGGGGCGCGCGGAACAGATGGCAGCCGATGCGACATCCGCGGCGCATCAGCAGGAAGCCGTGGCCGCTAGTGAGGCCAAGGACGTGGGTGCGACGGCAGATGACGTAGAGACGAGGATGAAAGATGGTTCGTTCTAGGCTCATAGCTGTTTCTACGCTCGCGTTCGCCATCTTGGGATGCGCCAGCCAGTCTCAACCGCCACCGCCTCCAGCGCGGGCACTGTGCCTCCCTGTGGTGCCTTACACAAAAGCCCAAGGTGCAGAGGCCGTGCAGGAGAAAAACAGCGTGGTTCACCATGCCATGCTGGATCGGTTCCTAAAGGATTATCTCGCCTTGCGAGATGCGGCTCGCGCCGCCTGTCGGGGATAGCCAATGGCCAATTGGGGCGGCAGCGTTGACGATCTCGTGGCTTCATGGGCGCGGCCGTTCGCGATTTACACATCATCCGCGGCAATCGCGGTGTGCTGCTTCATCCCGGCTACGGCGTCGGAAGCGCTACCGTTAGCGGCCGCGATCGTCGCTGGCGGCGGCGTATTGCGAACGATCGACAAAAAGACCAGTGCCGACGTTTCCAAGGCTCAGATGATAGCACCAACCCCAACACCCACGCCAGCCGCTGCACCAACTCCCGTTCCAAAGGCGGGTGGATGACATGATCGGCACTATTTTCCACAGCGCTAAGGAGGCGCAAATTCCATGCCCTTAGGACTCATCTTTCTCGTCGTCGCTCTGGTGCTGTTTGGCATCTCGGCCTTCATCAACCAGCCGTACGAAGTATGGCGCTGGCGGTTAATCCCCGGCGGCCTGTTCTTCTGGGTGCTGTCGGTGCTTGTCAGTGGCGTTCATTTGGGAAGCGCGGGCGGCTGATATGTCTCTCGGTCTCATTCTACTCATCATCCTCATAATCGTCCTGGCTGGCGGATTCAGCGGCTATGGTGGCGGCCCATTTTATGGACAGGGCTACGCTCTCGGCGGCATCCTCGGGATTGTGCTGGTCGTGATCCTTATCCTACTGCTGTTGGGACGGTTGTAATCGCGATGCGCTAGAACCGCGAGACTTTATTTTGGCTGCGTGTGCAGGAATGGCAGCAGCCACTTTCGTCGCGATGATTCTGTTAGTGAACTATTACTTGTGAGTGCCAGTGATGCGCCGTCTTGAAGTCGCTGATTATGTTTGGGCGTTCTGCACAACCGCCGCAATAGTGGTGATTCTGCTGTTGGGGCGTTTCGGTCATGGCTGAGCGTCCTAAAATTGCGTGCGGCGATACCGCTCAGCTCATATACACACTGGACACTTTCGAGAAGTACCTTCTCGAACGAGTGCGGGTTCTTGAAGAAAAAGTTACTGCCGTTTCTGACCTTGCAGAGGAACGCGAAGCGAGAAACGTGGAACGCTTCGCCTCTCAAAAAGAGGGCGTCAATATCGCTATGGTGGCCTCCGAGAAGGCGGTCACTAAATCCGAAACCGCCTATGACAAACGTTTTGAGGGCGTGAATGAATTTCGTGAGGCGCTTAGCGATCTCACCAGCAAGATGCTGTTGAGGACAGAAGCAAGCGCACTGCTATCGGGACTGCAGGAGAAGCTGGAAGGTATCTCCGCGTGGAAAGAGAAAATGGAAGGACGCGGCGGCGGCTTTAAGGACAGCGTCAATTGGTTGGTTATGGCGATAGGTGCGGCGCTCGGGGCTGTCGTAGCGTGGCTTTTAAGAGGCATTCACTGACTCCCCCTTGATGGCGGGGGAGGACAAAGCTGCGCGGGCGCACGTATCGGGCGAAGGATTTTGGTAGCCGTTTGCAATGAGATTCTCTCTCCTTCGCGCCCACCGTGCATAGTCAAATTCAATCGTGATGAATTGCTCTAGCGCGGGCCTTTCGTTTGCGTAATCTGTGCGAACTGATTTGCTCATTCTGTCTCTCCCGAGGAGGACAAAGCCTTGCGGGCGGCGCGGGGCGATTCCAGCCTCATCTCTTGCCATTCCTAGCAGCATCAAATTCGACGTTTTCGCGTACAGAAAAGTTGGCGTATATGTCTGCAATTTGTTTGCACTTGTCGAAACCACTAAGCCACGCTTCACGATAGGCATCCTTGCTCTCCAACGTCCTTATCCGCTCTTCCAGACGGGAGACAGTGAGGCGGAGGTCGATTACTTCCGCCACAAGATCGTCGCGTTCTCCTGCGACTGTGCAGCCGTTTTCGTCATCGAGTATAAATCCTGCGCCCATCACCCCGTCTCCTTCGTCTCGGCTTCCGAAATTAGGGTCCATATCGCGCCGATGGAAAAAATAAAGAGCGAAAACCACCACACATTCCACGGCTTCACATTGAAAAGGTGGCAACACCAAGGATACACTACCGCATACCCAATCGCACCTTGTACGGCGAACCAACCCTCCCTAATGCGGCTCATGTGTTGCTCTCCTCCTTCCCCTCGGCTTCAGGGCGAAGGAGGGAGAGGATGTTATTGGCATAAGCCCGCAAAATGGTGACTGCATCCTGCTTAGCGGCATCCGAATGTTTGCCTGCAATTATGAGCGCAATCTTGTCGTCAAACACCTTCGCCGCCGCTCGTATCGCAACATTATGCGCAATGTTACGCGCGTATTGGAGAACTGCGCGGTCCAAATCCTCGTCGCGCAAATCGTCACGCGCTTCCAACTCCCTCACCCGTCCCTCAAGGGAAGCGATGGCAGAGGCGGCTTGGCCGCGCGGCAGTTTATTTGCTGCGTCAGCATATCCGCAATACGCTTCTTCAAGCTGATTATTAGTGATCCCGCCGTCGCGTAAGGCAGCAACTGTCGCGAACAATTCATCAGCCCATTCGAGAACGGCGTTCAGCCGCTCCACATACTCTCCCGCCTTGGGGGGAATGTCGGGGCGTACAGGTGCAGCGGCGAGCATTACGGCGGCTTCTCTCCATTTTGGGGCTGAGATCGGACATTGCAGCGAACAGTAATCAGCGGCGTCGAATAGACACCGCCGCGCTTCCGCAATGGCTTCCTCGCGCACCAACTGCCATCCATCGCCCCGTGCTTCGGATGGGAGCGCGGAAAGGGCGGCGCGAATGCAAGAGCGATCTCGCATGACATTGAACCGCTCCACGAAATTGTCCGGGCCGATATGGAACAGTTCGCGAGTGTCATCTGAGATAGGTTCCTCCAGGTCTGCACGTACAGCTTCATAGCCACTGCCGTCCATCTTCCGACGCAAATTCCAAAATCCCCACTCCTTGCGGAAAGCCCTCGCGCACCGCTCCACAATCTCGCCAGGAAATTCGGTCAACGCTTGATCCTCTCGATAAAGGTTCCGATCAGGACTGCCGCGAGCGTTCCGGCTAATCCAACAGTTCCCCAAAACAGCACGTCAGCCAGCGTGTAGATCGTCATTTGCGATTTCCCATCGCTCGAATCTGCTTCCGCCATGATGATGTAAGCCAGCAGCCTCGAAGGCGTGCTTTACTGCCGCCGTATACGGGGCAGCGGTTTCGATGCTATCGATTTTCGCGAAATCTTTAATCTCGTCGCAGATTTTCGCCGCCAATTTGGCGTCAGATTTTTCCGTGGTGTAGAACACACAAAAGCCGGTCGGCAGGTGCGTCAGGTTCCATAATTTGCGTCCCGGCTCATCTCCGTCGCGTTTTGATATGCCCCATTTCCCGTAAATGAACTCGCCGGAAACGGTCCACTCGCCCCCACCTGCGCCTTTCATGGCGAACACCCCGCGCTGCCATAAAGGCTCGCTCCGTTCCGGCGCTTGGCGAGAGGGAGTCATGGGGTGATCTCGGCTTTAGCGCGATCATCAGGATGCGGATTTTCAGGCGGCGTGAAATCAGGTTCCGGCCCATCCTCAAACTGTGCGCGGTACACTTCCTCCAATTTTGGCCACAGCCAGTCCGTGCCGCCGGCAAGGAAACCTTCGATCAGATAATCCGCGTTAAGGCTGGAGCCATTGTAGTAGCAGCGGTCGCCGTTAAGGATGGGGCAGCTTTCGGTAAGCGGCTCCTGCCCTTCGTACATCGGCCTGTAAGAATGATAGCCTAAATCCCATCCGCTTGGCATTCTCATTTCCTCAATGTTGCGGACCGAGAACTTTGCAAGGTGATCGCGAACGCTTTTGATGCCCCATTCAGTTCCAATCTTCCACTGAACAACGCCTTTAGGACCGCGAACGAAGAATGTTATACTGGCCGTTGTTATGCCGTAGTTGCGGCTTGGCGTGTCGCGAATCCAATTACGTGATGGTTCAAAATGAACCCATCGCTCAAATGTCTCGCTCATTTCTCTACTCCCTTATCGTCTGAGGCGGGGGGCGTGGGTTTTTCACGGTCATTTCCTTCCTGCGCCCCCAAGCGCGAGAAAGAATAGCGTCACGACAATTGCCGCGATCATCGCGGCGATACCGTGAATGGCTGATCCAGAAATCTCACCCATTGCTTTCTCCTTCGGATAAGTGGCGCGTCATTATGGATGCCTCCATCCATTGCAGTGCGCGCGTTCATGACGAAAGAGTGCATCCTCGTAATTTTTACCGTATGTATGCGGCAGAGGAAGTATGATCATGCACACGCCACCAGTTATCGAAATCGAACAACCATTGATCTTGCCGTTTAACTCAGGCTCCCCGCACGCATCGCCAATGTGTTCGACTTCTTGGTAAACCACTCGCATCGGTTTATGTGTTTCGTGATCATATTGTTTTGGAGCAAACAAAAAGCCTTTTAGTTCGTCCGGATAATCCAGTGGCCCAGCCACGCGGTCATTTAGGGATTGCAGCGAGAGCGCAAGCAGTTCGCGCAGTTCATCGACTGTTGCTCCTGTACTGATGTGTATAGATCTATCAGGGCAAACGGCGGCGGATGTGCTCTGCTTATCACTATGCAGTTCGATTAAAATGTTTTGGTGCCATTGTCCAATATTCTTTGGGACAGGACATCGTACGTCACTTGTCAGATCGTAATCCCCTTTGACTGCGAGATGATCGGTGCCTGCGGGCAATATCGCGAGTGATGATGCGATAATGAATAGAAGCGAGAGCGTCATCCTTCCGTCTCCAAGGCCGTGAGGGCGTCGCGTAGTTCGTCTAGCGCGACGATTTGTTCGTATGTGTGCAGCGTCGATTTTGCCCGCAACGATTCGCGCGCTTCTTTGATGGTCTCTAATGCCTTTTCCACCACGCGCGCATACGCCTCAAGGCGGGTGAGAAGGTCTGGTACGCCGCACGCTTCTATGATTGCCATGAGCGCGCCGGGCCAGTTGGCATATATCGGAGCAGGTTCTTCGCTGCGGTCATCCAGAAGGACGAGGCGGTTAGGGCCATCAGGAACGATGCTAAGATGCATCAATTCCTGCGCAATTTCTTGCATTGCTTCCGTCCTCATGCCGCTCTCCACAAAATAGGTTTCTGATCGGCAGGAATGCGGTGCTTGCCGCGTGCGAGCGGATGCTTAGGTGCGCCGCTGCCTGTTTTCCCCCAGCACCATAAATCAGGATAGGGCGCTTCGCCGGTCTGGATTTCTTCGACAACTTGCTCAATCCAATCGTCGTCCCACGCTATCGCGCCCCAACAGACGAACACTTGTGCAGCTTTCTTCGCCGCCTTTACCAACGTTGGAAGGTTGTTAAACATGAGCAAGTCACGGTCACCCCAATCGCCGCCGTTGAGCGCAGCATCAACCCTCCGTTTGCACGTCATCGGATCGGGCGAGCAAAATGGATAGAGGTTCATCGCATCGTAGCCGCCGAACCCAAACAGGCGAAACCACGCATTCCACCAACGGGAAGTCGGATCGTCCTTGTCGGCGTCTGCCGTTGAAGCGTTGCAGCCGATGACTAACGCACGCGGGCCAGCACTCCAATCACGGGACAGCCGAATACGCACACCGTCGCACGGGAAGAACGCGGACTTGCGCAACACTGGCGTACCAAGAAGATCAGCCTCCACCCTCCCCCGGATTTCCTCCATGCGCGAGTCGGTCATGGGGAGTGCTCGAATCTGATGTTAATCCCGGCGACTTTGTCATTGAGTGGGCCTTCGCTAGGAATCGTCGCTTCTTTTGCCGCGTCGTAAAGGAACGCGGCTTCTGCTTCGTAAGACATACTGGGGTTCTCGAAACGCAGCACCATCGTCACCGCTGTATCACCAAGATTGTGCCGTTCAAGCCAATGACGAAGCGCAACCATCGCTTGAATAAAATCGCCCATCCTATTCCTCCCCTCCTGCGCAGATGCGGTCACGCGCGACTACCTCTCCCGACATTTTCTTCTTCCATCGCGATTTCCGGCTTCCATCCATAGGCCGCGACGTGCGGCGGATGCCGAGGTGCTTGGAACGGATATGCGCGACCTTCGACTTCTCCGCAACGTCTATTGCCGTTTTAGACTTGCAGCAGTTTCGACAAATCGGCCGTAGATTGCGCTCGCGATTCTCGCCGCCGTTGCATAAAGCAATGACGTGATCCGCTTCCCAATATTCACCAGCCCTGATTTGCCTTGTGCAGATGTAGCAACGGCCAGCGTTGCGCTCGAACACGCGCAGCCGGACACGCGGCGGCGGACCGTCGTCGTCATTGCGGCCGATCCATTCCTCCGTCGAGCGCATCAGACCGCTTTCTCCGCTTGCTGGCGTCTGTCCAGAAAGCCCGGCAGTTCCGGGCCGGTACCTTCCGCTTCAAGGACTTCGCGCGCCGCGGCAAGCGGATCGGTGCCGTTGGATTCCGATACAGACGCCGGCCGAAGATCAGGCATCATGCTGCGATGCTGCCGGCGCTTGCGTTGCTTCGGTGCGGTGCCGTCGATTGGCTGAATGCCACCATCAGGGCACAGGATAATCTTTCGCGGAATACATTCGACAATGACGAACCATCCGTTGTCTTGTTCTGGACCTCCATCTTTGTCAGTCAAGCACCACTCGACAGCTTCTTTTTCAGAGCGGAAATCGTCGCTCCCTGCGCCGGGCGTCATCACCATCCAATACGGGCGCCGGTAATCAATCTTGTCGCTCATGCTGCCACTTCCTCCGGTGCGTGAAATTGCACGCCGTTTTCTGTACCCCATGCGTGCATGAAGTCGATGAGCTCGGACATTTCCTCTTTCGACAAATCACTCGACCGCTGGCCATACGGAATGAAATCCTTGCCTGCGAGAGCGGGAATGAATTGCGTCTCTCGACCGAGCGCGTGAAGGAAAATGCACTTCCACTGATCGGTGTTGTAGCTTCGGCCGAGATGCTTTTTTTGTTCCGCTATGTCGCCCAACATCGCCCACATCAAAGCGTTTTGGTCTAGCGTGCGCTTCGGCCCCTTGAACTCCACCCTGGTTCCTTCCGGCGCGCGTTTGATCCAATCGACCGCCCGCTCGCGGACATTGCCATTGGCCAGAATGAGAACAGCCCTGCTCATGAGAACGGCAGCGGCTCAGCCGATTGAGGCGTATCTGCCGGCGCATTGCTCAGAAACGCCGCACGCTTGCGATAGGCGCCGATCACGCGGTCGTACGTTGCCGGCGCCGAGTCCTTGCAACTTTCCAGCGCAGTATTGTTCTTCTGCAGCAGCTTGGAAAGCGTGATGACGGTTTTTGCGTCATTGAATGCGGCTACGGCTCCGTCGCCCCACGTTTGCCAGCCTGGGTCTTCAGTGCCGGTAAGATGCTCGTCATCGAATGAATCGTCGACAATCTTGCCTGTCTCCGCATCGTGGTTCGGCGTCTCATGCGCCATGTCGCGATAGGATTGGCGATCGAGCGCGCGTTCGTCGGCTTCGGTCATCGGTGCCGTTTCATGCTCCGCGAACGTCGGCCCCGGGACAGCATGTTTCTCTTCAATTGCTGGCGGGGGCGCCGGGGGCGGCGACGGCGGGACCAATGACAGGGAGGGTTCGGATGCTTTCGCGAAATCGAAATTCTCCGCATCGTCACGCTGAATTATCTCGCGCATGGTGTCGCTGACCGGAACCGTTTTGATCCCGCGACGAAGAACGGATTTACGATAGCCTTCGCTTTTGAACTTCGTCCACATAAGGCTATCTTTTGCCTTGGATTGTGCCCGCGTCTGCTCGATCTGCTCCATGTCCATGACTTCACGGTGCAGAATGGTTCCGTCCTCACGTCGATAGATGCAGTATGCCCCAATCATTTCGCCGCGCTTCGTTCCAAGCTTGGCTGGCTCATGCTCTATTTTCGGATCGTCGCCTTGCCGCCAGAGGAAGTGATCGTTCTCATGCACGACTTCTGCGTTGGCAATCAGCCCGTCCAGTTCGCGCAGCCTCTTGCGAAGGCCATGCGCCATTGGATTCCATTGCGCACGCTTTTCCCATTGGTCGCGCTCGCCCTTTTTGGCGACGTTTGTGTTGTAAACGGCAATGTGCCCTTCGCGGCCGTCGGGAACCAACCCATCTTGTGCAGCTCGGATGACTGACGCCATGACCGATCGGATTGAGGCTTTGAGAATTTCGGGGTCTTGTCGGACAGCCGCGATGACAGTGTTCTTAAACCGCTCAATTGAAACGGTGGACGGCAACATGGACGCGATGCTTTGCGATCGGTCCTCTAACTCCGCCTCAAATTCTTGGTACTGAACGAGCGCCGTTCCTGTCTTCCGCCATCCGGGCGCTCCCTCGTAATGTGGTGCGCTCATATTACTTTCCTTTCTTCCGTGACAATCACGCCAGGAACGGCGATCCCGGCGTCCACTGCTTTTTGGGCTAGTTTGTCGATCATGGCCCGAAATTCGGTGTTGCCGAGGAAATAGGTCACGGCGATTGCGTAGTCCTCGACTTTGGCGACACGAACAACCTTGACCGCCGCTGCCCTGCCATATGCCCCACGGATCGTCGCCACAGGCTCAGGGGCGGCCGGAACGACGACCGGCTGTGGGACGCCTACCGCCTTCTGTTGGGCCTCCTGTGCGGCCCTCTCAGTGGCTCTGCGAGCCTCTTCCGCCGCCCGCGCCTTTCGCGTCTCATGAGCGCTCAGTGCTCGCGCAATCGCGTCTGCCGCGGCTTTTGCGGCCTTAACCAGCGGCTGCCAACGGGCGTCTATGGCCTTTCCTGCCTCAAGGTGAGGGCGTTTGAGAGCATCCCGCCGCTTGTCCGCGATCCCGCTCAATTCATTCAGGCGCGCGCGGGCCGATTGGGCCTTGGCTGCCGTCGCGTCGTCCGCGATGGTTTCGTATGCTTTGGCGTTGGCAGACGCTGCCTCGATCTGTGTGGCGAGAACATCGGCGTCGTCCTGTGGCGGCTCGTTATGGCCAGCGGACGGCGGCGTGAGAGAGTCGGCAATTCCGCCGTCCTCATCGTGCCATTTGCCAGTCGCGACGCGCTCGCGATAGGCTTCTTCCGTCACCGGATGCTGGCAGACGTAGGACCAAATGGCTTCGGCGTCGGCTTGCTTCCCATCAACCAGCGCGACCATCTGGCCTAACTCGTCCCAAATGGCGACGGGCACAAATGGACCGCCGCGCACGGTTCGTTTTCGATAGAAGCCCGGTTGTGGATCGCTGTCATGCACTGGCCCGAACGCGCCGGTGAGCGCATCGCGCCAATAGGCGTAGGGATCGCGAAGTTCTGCTGCCGCGCTCATCCGTTCCTCCATATCCATCCCACGATCCGCTGCCACACGCTCGGGCGGGGCGGAGGCGGGAAAGGAATCGCATCGAACATGCGCAGGTTGTCCATCAGATATTCCGATGGCTTCGGCGTCGGAATGTGCAGCCGTTCGGCTTCTCTGCGGATGTAGGGGGAGATGGGAGCGCTGCGATCTGCGAGTTTGCCGCTCATTTCGATGCCATCCCATTCATCCTCTTCCTGCTGCATTGCGCGCCATGCTGCGTACCCGCCTGCGCGTGCGATTTCGTCGGAAAGTACATCTTCGTGTTCCGAGCCCGACCAATGCAAAGGCTTCTCGCTCATGACAGCACCACGCACAGAATGAGCATGACAAGCAGCGCGAAAGCCGCTACAGTTTCGCTCGTGACTTGCGGACCATTCATATTCGCTCCTGCACATGTTCGATTGCGTGAAGCGCGTTCTCCAGCTTCAGCTTGGCCGTGGAGAGACAAAGCTGATCCAGCGTCGATGCACTCGCAGCAGCCATTTCCAGCCGTGTAATCGCCGCGCGTATGTCGTGCGATGCGTCGGATAGATGTCGCTCGCGTTGTGGAGCGAGTTTCAGGGTGTGGAGGTCGGCGGTCATGGGGTGACCTGTGCGAACGGATTGCCGAACCATTCTTGAAAAACTTCGCGCCAAGTGTACGTTGGCGAGTGCCGCATCTCAGCGCAGCCAGCATGGAGAGCAACTGTGCCGCGCGATTTCGCCTTGCGAGCCATCACGACGCGCTCGCCTGCTTCGATGATTTTCCAGCAAGCGCGACAGCGATGACGATGCTGGCGCCGGTCATGGTGGTAATCGCATTCCCAAATCCGCTCTGCCATCTCTCGTCCCCTGCTTGGGTGTCGGGGGGGCTTGTAAACCCGTCTTACAGGCCAGTCAACCCCCTTGACGTAAGATTTTTTGCCGTTTATGGTTTGGTTCCATGACGGACGCGGAAATCATCGAGGCCTTGGCTGATAAGTGCGGGGGCCACGTCCCCCTCGCAGAACGGCTCAGGGTGACCCGCCAGACGCTTTGGGACTGGAAGCAGCGTGGCATCTACCGGCATTCTAGGCTCGCTGTGGAGGCTCTTGCGGGCGAATACGGGCTAATTCTACCGGAAGGCTTCGCTGATGCTTGGGAGCGCCGTGATCCGCCCCTGCGGCAGGGTGACGCAGCTTGACCCGCCTACGCGCCCTCATGGCGAAGATGGAGCATCCATGACTCTCTCCGCTCCCATCCGCGATCTCCGCGAAGTCTGGCTGCTTCAAGACATACGCAAAGTCGTACGCACGCTCGGCCTGACATTTCCGCTCTCCGAAGCAAATGCAGAGAACGTGGCGCGGCTCGTCAGGCGCAAGCAAGCCATCCGTGCGCGCATAAAGGCGCGGCGGGAAAGGCTGGATGGGATGAGCACATGAGCGAAGCGGCAAGAATTATGACTGGCGATATTCAACGGATCGTCGCGGATCATTTTCACGTTGACCTGATAGATTCGATGCGCAGCGCAAGTCGGCAGTACCGGCATTCTCATCCTAGGATGATCGCGATGGCCTTGACGCGAGAATTTACCGTGCTCTCGCTTCCTCAAATAGGACAGCGATTCTTCCATCGGCATCACACCACCGTTTTAAGCGCCTGCCGCCGAGTGCCGGAATTATGCGCGCAATATGCCGATCTTGCCGATGACATGATCGCTCTTCGCATGAAGATACGCAGTTTCGCTCACAAGCCATTCGAGTTTGAAGCTGCAGTAATATTCGGCAACTCGCTTCCCAAATTTATGCCATCCGCGGTTATTCCCCTTTCCGCGGTAAGCCCTTGCGGTAACCCCGCTGAACCACCCGCCGCAGGGGCGCCCTGTCAATGAGCGGCGGCAAAGCATCGCGCGATAAGGGTTGCCGCTTTGAACGGTCTGTGGTCGCTGTGTTGCAAGCTGCTGGCCTTGGCGGTGAGCGCATCCCACTTTCCGGCGCTGCCGGCGGATCGTTCTGCGGCGACATCACAGTTCCGGTTAACGGCATTGATCGCCGTTTAGAATGCAAGGTCCGACGCTCAGGATTCGCTCAATTATACAACTGGCTTCCCGGCAACTTCGCGCTGGTGATAGCACGCGATCGCTCCGAGCCGCTTGTCGTGATGCGCCTGGCTGACTTCGCCGCGCTCGCCAAATGCAATCCCGATTTCGCCTACACGCCTGCGCTCGACTTCGGCGCGGGGATTGGAGTGCGGGCGTGAGCGAAAAGCTTGGTGATGAGTTTATTGCTTGGGCGTCAAGCTATCTGCACGACAAATGGGAAGAATGCGGTCTGCCGGCTGGTGTATATCAAGAATTTATGTGGTTTGCGCAGCAGGCGGAGAGTCCCATTGAGCGCAAGATGTTGGCCGGGTTGTTGTTTTGTGATTTCGGCTTTCTTGATCATCCTGCTTGCCTTTGCCGACCTGACGAACTGAGTGTGGACGTCGTTGCCAAATCCCGAAGCGCGATAATCTGTCCGCAGGCACAAATTCAAAAACTTAAATGGCGTGTGGACTTTTTCATTGTGTTACCAACATTCGGTCGCGGCCTACCTCCAAAGTTGGTAATTGAATGCGATGGCCACGATTTTCACGAGCGAACCAAAGACCAGGCTGCGCGGGACAGAAAAAGAGATCGCGATCTTCAAGCTCTAAGCATTCCAATTCTCCGGTTTACAGGATCAGAGATATACCGCGATTTGGATCACTGTATTGAGCAAATAAGCACATTTGGAAGCAACCTTATCGAAGCAGCTTGGCGGGCTGACGATGCCGAGAGAGGTTTGTCATCGTGACTGCTCGCACCAAACCTGACGACTGGATGCCTCTGCATATACGCCACTATCTCGGAGATACGCTAGGTTTGTCGCGCGATGAGCACGGGGCTTATTTGCTTTTGCTCATGGCCTACTGGATGCGCGGTGGTCCGCTGGAAGACGATGACCGCGAACTCGCGCAGATCGTTAAGGCTAACTCACATGAATGGCATAGGTTACGGCCAGTCCTGACTAGGTTCTTCGTAATCGAAAACGGAAAGTGGTCGCAGAAGCGCGCTGATCGCGAACTTAATGTAGCCCGCAATAAGATAGAATCAAAGTCCCGCGCGGGGAAACTCGGCGCAGCAGCGAAGTGGCAAACGCATGATTCTGCCAATGACAAAAAGATGGCAGACGCATCACTGCGGCATGGGCAAAATGGATGTCAAACTAATGCACCACTTACCACTAACCTAGACCAATCCTCACTACGTTCGGAAGATATATCTCGGCCGAAATCGAAAAAGGTAGCGAAAGAGCCAGAAGGGTTTGCCGCGTTTTACGCAGCATTTCCGCTTCACAAGGCTCGCGCGGCGGCGTCGAAAGCTTTTTCTAAGGCGCTTTTATTGGCTTCTGCCGCAGAATTGATCGACGGCGCGAAGCGATATGCGGCGGAACGTTCAAACGAAGACCCAAAGTTTACGGCCCACGCCGCTACCTGGCTGGCTCATGGTCGGTGGCTAGACGAGGCAAGGCCGCAACGTGAAGCCAAAATCCTGTCTGTCGTTGAGGTTCCCGATGTCACGCACTGATGTTCAGATCGAGATTCTCGATCCCATGCAGCAGCTTTTCCTGTCTCCGCGGCAGATGTCGGAAACACAGCAATTGGCTGCTCTCGGGCAGTATGCCGACGCGCTGGATGGCTACTCGAAAGAGATTCTTGCCGCTGCTTGGGTGGAAGTTCGCGCCGAGCATACACGCGCCAGTTGGCCCCCTATCGCCGCATTCATCGGTGCCTGCAAAGCGGCACTGAAGGCTCGCAGCGTCCTCGAAAAGCGGATGGAAATCCATCTGAGCCCCGAGGAAGAACACGCGCAACGAATGCGCCGGTTCGATAAGTTCTGCGCTCATCGTGGCTTCAACGACTCGCAGCGAAGCGTGCTGATGCGACCGAATTTATGGTGGCTCACCCCTCGCAGCGAGTGGAAGTCCGACTGGCACGAGCACGAGATACCGGCGCTCTATCGAGACGGCGGAAGATTTGGATCGGCATGACCACTCTCACCGCCAAAGAAGGCCATAACGGCAATCCGCCGGAGCTGCATCATCCGCGTGATCTCGATGGGCGCGGGCTACGCGAACTTGAGCCCCAGGTCTGGCGCTTCGATGTGCTGGATCGCCTGCTCAAACAGCAAACGATCGAGCCGCATCACTTCCAGGCCGGCCGCAAGCTTCAGCACGATTGGGAGATGGCATCCAAAATTCCATGCTGCATTGCCTCACAGATGGGCGGACAGGCGCGAGGAAGCGTTACCCCGGCAGATGCGAAGCTTGCAGCCGCAATGCGCTACGGCCGCGCTATGGCCTCGCTGAGCCCTGCTGCGGTAGAACTCATCGCCGCTGTTGTCATTCGCAACGAGCCGATCATATTCGCTGCGCGTGACCGCAAGGTTGACCATCGGGCATTCACAGGCGCGTTCGTTGTGGCGATCGACCAGCTCGCGCAGCACTACGGATTAACCACTTGACAAATGGGCGAATCCGGCCCAACGCTCTGCCATGACTGAAACTTGCGCCGAAAGGGCAAATCAGTGACGCTTGTTGCTGAGATATTCGGCGGTATGTCCGCTGAAGAACCATATCACGTTGTCAAAATACTTGCGGGCCTTTTCGCGAGCATATTGCAAGTAATTGTGATGGTCTTGGTTTTCGGGTGGGGTTGTGTGAGCGCCTTGCGGTTCATTGTCGCCATGCCGATTTTCTTCGGCGCCGCATGGGGCGCTGTGAGCTGCATTTTCTGGGGCCTCGGATGGTGACATTAGCAGCCCCGGATCGCCCTTCCTAGGGATTAGTCAAGTCCGGGATAACCGCCAGTCTTACGAGCGGGCGAAAAGCTGATGACTGCGACTAATTCTCAAACAGAAATCGTTAGAAACGGACGCCGCGGCAGACCAAAGGGCTATGCCAAAACTGGCGGTCGCCAAAAGGGAAGCCTGAACAGGCTGACTGTAGACGTTAAAGCGGCGATCCTTGAAGCCTTCGATAAAGCTGGCGGTGCCAAATATCTACGAAAGCAGGCAGCAGCCAATCCCACGGCATTTCTCACACTGCTCGGCAAGGTTTTACCACTTCAGGTAAACGCTACAGGTGAAATCGCTCTAAGGGTTGAAGTTGTCCGCTGTTCCGACGATCAGGCTTCCGAACAACTGGCGCCCACGGTCCTATCAACGGCCGTTGTGGAGCGCATTGGAAACGGGCACTCGGTTTGCTGATGTTGCCTGGCACCGTCGGGCCGGCAAGGATGACGTAGGACTACATTGGGCGGCGTGTGCACTGCATCTTCGGGTCGGCACCTATTGGCACATGCTGCCGGAGGCGTCTCAGGCTCGCAAGGCGATTTGGGAAGCGGTTGACCCGCACACAAGCAAACGCCGGATCGATGTAGCTTTTCCGAAGGAATTGCGCGAAGTTACGCGCGAGAACGAAATGATGATCCGCTTTCGGATCGGCTCGACATGGCAGGTGGTAGGTAGTGACAACTTTGATAGCCTCGTTGGCTCCCCTCCTGTTGGCATTGTCTTTTCTGAGTGGGCTCTTTCTCGGCCTGAAAGTTGGAACTACCTGCGGCCGATCCTCCTCGAAAACGGTGGATGGGCACTTTTCATCTGGACCCCCCGCGGACGAAATCACGCGGTCAGAACTTTCGAAGCTCGTCAACGCGATAGTAACTGGTTCACGGAAAGATTACCCGCTACACGCACGGGTGTTTTTTCGCCCGAACAACTGGCCAACGAACGCGCCGCCTACATAGCCGAATGCGGTTCTGAGGAAGAAGGCGATGCCCTATTTCGGCAAGAGTATCTTGTGGACTTTGACGCTCCTGTTCCAGGCTCGTATTTCGGCGAAGCTCTTTCCAAAGCTCAGGACGAGAATCGCATCGGCTCTTGTTCCTATAACCCGCTTCTGAAGGTCAAGACGGCCTGGGACATTGGCGTCGATGATTACACGGCCATCTGGTTCTTCCAGGACGACGGCAAGCGCGTCTTTGTCATCGACTACTACGAGACGAGCGGAGAAGGTGCTCCCGCAATCGTGGCGCACCTCAAGAGCAAAGAATGGGCCGGGAATTACGGTACGCACTTTCTCCCTCACGATGTCATGGTTCGGGAATGGGGCGCCGGCGCTCGATCAAGACGGGATACGCTGAATGGCCTTGGACTTAGGGACATTCGTGTTGGCATCGCTGCCGATCCCGCCGACCGGATTAACGCTGCGCGACAGCTCCTCCCGATTTGCCATTTCGATGTATCGTGCCATGTCGGACTGGACCATCTCAGGAATTATCGCCGTCGCTGGAACGCCAGCCAGCGCGTCTACAGCGGCCCACTCCATGACGAAAACAGCCATGCGGCCGACGCATTCGGAGAATTTGCTGTGAACTGCCAGATCAGGCCAGCGATACAGCGGCCGAAGCCTGCCGACCCGGCCGATTTGCAGCGGTGGAGGCCGCAAGGAGGAAAATCATGGCGCGTCGCCTGACTGCTAGGGAACGTAGATTGCGCGAGGCAATAGTGGCTGTATGCTTTCCGCAGGAACTGCCGCAGCTTTTGGCTTCAGATGGCGTGTGGGGGAAATATGATCCGTTCTTGGTGGAGGATATTCGTAGAGAGTTCGCCAAACCGGGAACGATCCACATAGCGCCAACGAAATGGCCGACATTATGGAAGATCGCGTGACAATGAGGCGGCGCGGTAGACAGCTAGGCCTGGAATTGCAGTGCGATGAGTTTTTCATGTCCAGGATGAGCGAGCGTCAGATATTGCGCTATGCGATATGGTACGCGTGGGCTGTATTTGGCGACTTCTTTGACCGTAACGGACGGCATCGGCATCCATTTATACGCAAGAATATCCTCAACACAATTCGCAGAGTGCGAGACCTGCAAGATCGCCCTGTGGATTTTGAGAAGCTACGCGCGCAATTTAGTGGCAGTGATGCAAGGCCGTCAATTGACGGCATAGGCGTGGTCTTTGGCTGACGCCGCCTACGACACAAACAGTACCAATCCCTCACCCAAAACCGCTCCCAAGCAAAATCCCGACCTCCTCCTGCGCCTGAAGCGCATGTATGACGATGCGCGCACACTGACGATGGACGCGCGCACGCAGTCGATGTTGGACCGCGACTATTACGACGGCCATCAGCTCACGCCGGCCGAGATTCAGATATTGCGCTTCCGTGGTCAGCCGGAACTGATCATTAATCGGGTCCGCCGCGGGGTTGACGGCATTATCGGCGTGCTCGAGCAGGGCAAGACGGATCCGCGCGCCTACATGCGCAATCCGCCGCCTCCGGGCGATCCTAGCCAGAATCAGCAGCCACAACAGCAAGGTGCAGCACCGGGCCCACAGGGGGCACCGCAGAAACCGCCGCTTGATGCTGGTGACGTAGCCTCGATGACGCTGCGCTTTATTGCCGACACGAACCAGTTCAAGTCCCAGAAGATGGACGTGCTGGAGAACGGCTTGGTCGAAGGCAACGGTGCCTCTATCATCGAGCAGGTCGACGGCGATGTGACCGTTACGCAAATTCGTTGGGAGGAATTTTTCTATGACCCCCACTCCCGAAGGGCCGACTTTGGCGATGCTCGCTACATGGGTGTGGCTAAGTGGATGTATGCGGATGTGCTGGCGGCGGTTTATCCAGAGCAGAAGGAAGCCATCCTCAATTCCGTCGCCTCAACCCCATCTATTGGCATTGGACCTTTCGACGCGACGTGGGAAGACCGACCACTCGAAAGCACTCCCACCGCCTGGATAGACCGCAAGCAACGCCGTCTCGTCGCTGTCGATATGTATTACCAGGAAGCGACGGCCTGGAATCGTTGCGTATTTTCGCCCGCAGGGATCCATTCTTCGGGGGAGAGCTCGTATCAGGACGACAAGGGCGCGCCGCGCAATCCGATCGTGGCATGGTCTGCGTATGTGGATCGCAATAATGCCCGCTATGGCGTCGTGCGCGACATGCGTGGGCCGCAGGACGAGATCAACATGCGGCGCTCGAAGCTGCTGCATCTGCTCAATGTCCGACAGGTTCAGCAAGTCGATCCCAACGCGCCAACAGTGCACGCTGATATTGCTCGTGAGGAAGCTGCTAAACCCGATGGCGTAATTCCGACCGGCTGGAACATCGTCTCGACCAAGGAGCAGATGGTCGGTCAGGCCGAACTCTTGGCCGAAGCGAAGGCCGAGATCGAACGTATGGGCCCGAATCCGGCAATACTCGGCCGGCAGGGTGCGGATGCTTCCGGGCGTTCCGTGCAGATGCGCCAACAGGCAGGGCTGACGGAACTGGCGCGCGTCATCGGGCGGTTCTCCGATTGGGAACTCAGGGTCTACCGAGCCATGTGGAATACGGCGCGGCAATTCTGGACCGATCCGAAATGGATTCGCGTCACCGACGACCTCGGAGCACCGAAGTTTGTGCGCATCAATGATCCGTCAGGCCCGGCACAGATTCAGCAAGACCCGCAGACCGGACAGCCGACAATCGTTCCGCAGATGAAGAACCATATCGCCAAAATGGATGTGGATATCATCGTGGACACAGTGCCCGACACGGCAAATCTGCAGCAGGAGATATTCACGGAATTGACGCAGCTCGCGCAGGCTTATGGCCCGCAGGCCGTGCCATTCAAGGTGCTGCTGCAGATGTCGCCGTTGCCGCGCAAGCAGGAACTGATCAACATGCTGGAGGAAGCGCAGGCCGAAGTCGCGCAACAACAGCAGGGCGTCATGCAAGGCAAAATGGCCGAGCTGCAGGCGCAGATCAACAAGATCAATTCGGAAGTCGCGCGCAACATGGCCAATGCCGGGCTTGCCGAAGTACAGACAGCGGCGACGGCCCTGCAGGCGCATGTCACGGCTCATGCCGGCGCGCAATTGCCTCCGGGCTATGTGCTGGATCAGTCCGGCAAGCCGCAACCGATCATTCCGCCGCAACCTCAACCGGGCGCGGCACCAAACGGCGCACAGCAGCCGTAATCGGCCCGTCGCGAGTTGAACGCGAATCGGACGCTTATAAGGCGCCTGCTCTTCCGTTGAGCTACGAGCCAGATAGAGAATGCCGCGGGCAGGAGGATTCGAACCTCCGCTTCTCCGGCGTTGCACGGCGCTTTGCCCAATAAGCTATTCCTCGCGGCGCGAGCATTTTGCGTCACGAACCAATCGAAATCAACAGGCCGCCGCTGAATTTCGGGCGCTCACGGGACGCCGCCGGTACGCGGGCGATGACGCTTGGCTCACGGGACACGAGCCGAAGGAACTGCCATGTCAGACGACAACGAAATGGAAAATCTGGTTTCCGATATCACGGGCCAGAAGATCGACAAGCCTGCCGATGTTTCACATGAAACGCCTCCGCAAACGCCGGAAGCTCCGAAAGAGCCAGCCCGCGATGAAAGCGGCCGCTTCGTCGCCAAGCCTGCCGATCAGCCTGAGCCGGTCGAAACGCCTGCCGCTGCCGCACCTTCGGCCGCACCGGCAGAGCCGCCGAAGACCGTAGATGGCATTCCATTAGCCGTCGCTCTCGAATGGAAATCAGAACTCAAAGAGGCGAAGAAGCGTCTCGCCGAGTTTGAGGAATCCCGTTCGCAGCAGCCAGACATACAGGTTCCTTCGCCGCTTGAAGACCCGGACGGATACGCCCTCTATCAGGCCGATCTGGTCAACCGCGCGCAGACGAGCGCCCGCTTCGACACATCGGAACTGATCGCGCGCTCCGCCCACGGGGATGACGCCGTACAGAAGGCCATGGATTGGGGCATGGAACGCGCGCAAGCCTCGCCCGCGTTCGCTGCCGAATATCTGCGCCAGCGTCATCCGATCGATTGGGCCGTCAAGCAGATGAAACGCGAAGAGTTGATGTCCAAAATTGGCGACGACCCCGACGCATACGTCCGGGCGCGCTGGGCCGAGCTCAACGCCACACAAACATCGCCGCAGCCTGTGCCGACGAATGGCGCGGCTGCATCACCGCAACCCGCGGCACCACGACAGCCTTCGCCGCAACGCTCATTAGCTGCGCAGCCCACCGCAGGATCGCACACAGGAAGCGTCCCGATGGGACTGGAGGCGACTTTGGATGCCGTATTTCCAAGGTAAACCACAATGGCAGAAGTAACCCTTGCTTCTGACTCCGAACGGCAAATTTGGAGCGCGAAGTATCTGAGCGAATACGTGCGCATGTCGGGCTTTGCGCCTTACATGACGCGCGAAGAGACTGCGATCATCCGCATCCGCGGTGAATTGCAGAACGAACGCGGGAAAATCATCAATTTCCCGCTCATCACGCGCCTGAAAGGGTCCGGTGTCACCGGCTCGCAAGTGCTGGACGGTGCCGAAGAAGACCTCGGCAACTATTCTGCACAGGTTGTCGTGGACTGGCTACGCAACGGCGTTCGCGTGCCCAAATCGACCTCATATCTCTCCGAGATCGATCTATGGGGCGCCGCCAAGGCCAATCTGAGGCAGTGGAGCGCGGAGACATTGCGCGACAACATCATCCAGTCGCTGGGCCAGATCGTCATTCCGGGTGCAAATTCCGGGGTGCACGATACTTACGTCAACTATGCCTCGGCCACGGCAGGACAGCGCAACACGTACAGCACCAACAACAAGGACCGCATCCTGTTCGGTGCCGCCACGTCCAACTGGAGCGGTACGTTTGCAACAGGACTGGCCAACGTGGACTCGACGAACGACAAACTGTCCACATCCATTGGCTCACTCGCCAAGCGTATGGCGCAACTGGCCGGCGGTTATGGCGTCGGGGCAAATCTGGTGGGTACGGGCGTACATATCCGGCCCTATCAGGATCCGCGCTTCGACCGCGAGTACTACGTCATGTTCTGCGAGCCATATTCCTTCCGCGACCTGAAAGCCGATACGGCGATGATCAACGCCAATCGGGATGCGCGGGCGCGCGAAGGTTCGAGCATGGACAAGAACCCGCTGTTTCAGGATGGCGACCTGCTTTACGACGGCGTGATCTACCGGCAGGTGCCGGAATTGGCGGCGCTGAGAATCATCGGGGCCGGCGCTTCCAGCATCGATGTGGGCCAGAATTTCCTCTGCGGGCAATCCGCAGTGGCGGTCGCGTGGGGCCAGCAACCAACTCCCCGTACAGACTTGTTGAAGGACTTCCAATTCCGTCCCGGTGTGGCAATCGAGGAACTCCGCGGACAGAATAAGGTCAGCTTCAACGGCGTTCAGTACGGCATGGTTTCTGTCTTCACCAGCAGCGTGTCGGATTAAGGAGAAACGACAATGGTAACAACCACAAGTTCAACCCAATACGCTGCGAGCCAGCCGGCCTATACGCATGGCTACGCCGGCAACAAGAAGACAGTGTACGCAACGGCTGCCGTGGCTTCCACCATCGCCACGAACGATGTCATCAACATGTTCTATCTTCCAGCCGGCGCTCGCGTCACGGGCGGGCGATTGAAATGTACGGACGTGGATACCAACGTCTCGCCCGCTGTGACATGGGACGTTGGCGATTCAGGATCGGCGACCCGCTACTGGTCTGCATCGACCGCAGGCCAATCGGCCGCCGTCGATGCGACGATGGCGATTGCCGGCGTGTTCTACAAGAACACGGTCAAAACGGCGGTGATCATCACCTGTCATCTGCAGCCGGCTACGGGTGCAGCGGGCACCATCGAACTCGGCATCGACTACATCGACGAAGACGCGGCCACGAGCGGCTAAGGAGAAACGACCATGAAAGTAACCTGGCTCGGCGATCCAGAAGACGAAAGCCAGAAGCAGACCGAACTCTATGGTCTGACCTTCGTCAAAGGAACGCCAACAGACGTACCGAAAGGATATCGCTACTCGTTTTTTGCTGGCGATCCGGTTGCCAAACTGAAAGGCAATCGGTTCTTCAAGGTCGAAGACTAGGTGGCGACATGCCGTGACCTGATCGGGAGGGCGTTGCGTAAAATCAACGTCCTCCCATCGGGGGAACCTATTCCAGGCGATCAAGCGAGCGATTGTATGCTCGCGCTACAGGGCCTTTATATGGAAATGATCGGGCAGGGCTGCTTCGGCAGACTGAACGATGTGACCGTGACGGCCATGACGTACACGGCCAACGAGCAGGACCGCATCCGCACAAACAATGCAGCAGGCGTGACGATCACGCTGCCCGATCTGGTGACGGACAGCACCGCGTCGGCTTCCGTGCTCGGCTTCTGGCCGGCCATTTTGCCATGGGGCGGTGCATCGGATTATGGGTTTACCGCTCCGTCTACGCCGCGCGCGCCGCTGGATGGCTCGTGCGTGGTTATCACGGATCAGCTCTCGGCCTTTAACGAAACCTATGTTTACGAGAGCAACATCGCCAACTGGACGCGCATCGACGGGCTCGATCTCGATTCGATCGCGCCGTTCACGAACCGGCATTTCGAGGGACTAGCCGCGATGCTGGCGGAACGCATGGCCGACGACTTCGGCTCACAGGTGACGCCTACGCTGATGCGCACGGTCGCGAACTTCAAATATTCGCTCACGCATCGCTATGAGAGCGCCGCGCGCAATGTCGCGGTGCCGTATCTATGACCATCACCGTCATCACCCCAAAGGATTATACGAATCCCGATGTCGATAACATCGTCCGGGGCAATTCGGTCAATGTGTTCTCATTCATTCCCTCCACGCTTCAATCCGATATTCTCAACAGCCGTTCCACGACCGATGTCAGCAGTTATTTGAACGCTGCCCATGCTGCGGCCGGTATCGGTGGTCACGTCTATTACCCGCCGGGAACGTATCTCTGCTCGAATGTTGCTTATTACGATGCACAGACTGTGCGCGGAGCGGGCGCTACATCGACGCAGTTGAGCAAGGCGGGATTAGTTGGCAAAGGCGCCAACAGCATTCTGGTTCCATACAATTATCTGAATGATATCCCGCTCCGGGATCACGATGGGGCAAAAATACAGGACCTGAGTTTCGCGGCCGATGCGCTTTCGACAGATGGCTATGCGGTCGTGTGCTCGGCGACCCGCGCGCGAATAACCGACTGTACCGTATTCGGCAGTCTGAGCGGGCAATTCGGCGGCTTTCGCGTCACGACCAACACGTTCAGCGGATTTCCGTTCCCGGCCGGCGATAGCAATGTCGCGGGCATTCATTTCATCAACAATCAGATCAACCAGTGCACCAAGGGCGCGCTGATCGCACAAAGCACGCTGATCACCGCAATTAATCCCGGTCCGGGCGGGCAGCATTATGTGGTGCTGTCGCGTGCCGTAAACGGCACGATGAACGGCTCGAACACATATACCGACGATACGTCGAATACGACGTTTACTGGAGTTTCAAACGGTACAAATCAACTGCTGGTTTCCAATATCACGGGTCTGAGCGTCGGCGATCTGGTGGAAGGGCCGGATGTCATCACCGATCTGGTGACGGACCTCTACATGACCATGAACATCATCCAGGCATGCGGGAGCCCGGATGGCACAATTGCCTGCATCGATTCAGCGAAGATGCAGGGCTGGCAGATTCAGCAGAACAAGCTGGAGCATTCGCAGGGTCCGATCGTGAATGTGGGGCGCCAATCGCATTCGTTGCTGATCGCGAACAATCTCTTCGATTACAAACCGATCGCGGCGACGGGCGGGAACAACATCTGCCTGAACATCTACGTCGACCCGAACGGGCGTACCATCGTCATCGGCAATCAGTTCAAGTGCTCCAACATCCCCGATGTCACCAAGCAGTATACCATCGTCAACTGGCTGCCAGATTTCGTGACGCCAACCAAGAACTCCAGCGCCAACATGTTCTGCTGCAACATCTTCGATATTCCCGATGGTGCGCCGCCGTCGAACTTCACGGCCTTCAATGTCAACAGTCCCGGTTATGTGCTCGGTACCGCGTTCGGCAACGGTTATGACGTGGACATGACCACCGCCATGCGCGGCAATGGCGATCAGGCGTGGGCACCGGCTCCGGCGCTCGCTGTTGTGAAGGCACTGACGGCTCTTGCCGGCGGCGGCCAGCCGGGAGCCACTGCGCTCGTCTACGGCATGAACGAAGTGTCGGTCTGCGCGACAAACGGCGATTCGGTGAAACTACCGCCCGCATCTGGAACCGGGATTTCCGTCGAAGTCGGCAATGACGGCGCGGCGACACTGGCCGTGTTTCCGAGCACCGGTGATAGCATCAATCGCGGCGCTGCGAATGCGTCGGTGAGCATCGCCAGCGGATCGGGCCAACTGTTCCGTGACTTTGCAGCGGGGAAATGGAGAACGATTCCATGAGTGTTCTCAGTATAGAAGCACGCAATGCGCTGCCGAGTTCATCGTTCGCATTGCCGGGGAAACGTATGTTTCCAATCCACAACCGCGCTCACGGCCAGAAAGCGCTGCAATTATTGCCGCGTGCGATAAGTGCAGGGAGCGTGACAAGCGCGGAAGCTGCACAAGTACGCGCTGCCGTACACCGCCGCTATCCGAACATGGGCAGCGAATCGTCCTATGCGGACAAGGTGTCGAATGCCGCTCGTCAATAGTTCGTCCGACAAGGCACGCTCCGAGAACATCCGGCGCGAATACGTCGAAGGACAGGAACCATTGAAGCAGGCTATTGCCATTGCTTATTCCGTGCAGCGCAAGGCAAAGGGCAAGAAATCCTATGCCGACAAGGTACGCGAGGCGGCTAGGAAACGCTAGAATGTTCGCGAAGCCATCGTTTTTTCTTCATTCGCAACGGAGCATGAATTGCGCCGTCGATTGGCCACCCTATTTCGAGGCGACTTTGAAGCCGCCTGAATGGAACGCCAAAGTTATGAGCAATTTGCCTAGCCGTAAGAGCTTTACCGTCAATCATGAAGCGTCTGCACAATTCTCTATTGTCGGATTGCTCGGCTATAGGAAGCCATTTGCAATTATCGGGCGAATAGTTGCCGTCGTTATTGATGCGCTCGATGCTATATCGTCCTTGTGGCCTTGGTCCCATATCAGAGATGAAGCATTCAAGACCGGTGCGGCCATTTTCGCCAAAACGCCAGCGGTCGCAGACTATAATTCCTCGTCCGCCATAACGATGAAAGCTTTTGTGCTTTCCGTGGCAGCGACGGATGGCGTCACAAAGTGCCGTATATTCTGGCGTGTGTGCCAAACCGTGCTTGGTTCGTCGCTCTTTGCATTCTTGTGCCTTCCGACAGCCGCAGCCAGTGCTCGTACCGATGAGCAATGTTCGCGTCACAACAGATCGTTCAACACCGCATTTACAGCGGCAAAGCGAGCGGTTTCCGACTTGGCCTTTAACGGTCCAGTCACCGAAAGTTTGGCCTGACATGGCAGAAGTCCCCCTGGGCGTAAGTGCTTATAACAGATTTGACGGGCGATTGCCAAACATAATCGTTCGCAATTTTTATTCTGAGGCCAATCCAACTGATCAGATTGGTAAAATCGTCCACATTCAGCGGCCGGGCTTGAAGTCGTTTGCCAAACCGGGCGCGAAAGGCCCGATCCGCGGCGTGTTCAAGCAGGACGGCGTGTTTGGCTCCAACGATTTCATCACGGTCGCGGGGACACAGGCCCATCGCGTGACGGAAGGGGGGAAGGGTACGCTATTGGGGAATGTTGGAGGCACGGAAAACGTCTCCATCGCCGCTTCGACGACGCGCGCGATCATCGTTTCCAACGGTACGGCCTATTCGACCGGCGGCTCGGTCATCAAGACCGTGAACATGCCGAACAATGTCCCGGTCGGTTCCGTGGCCTACATGAACGGCTATTTCCTGCTTACACAGTTGGGCTCGCATCGTATCTGGTGGATCGATCCTGGCGCCGACAATCCCGACGGACTGAATTTCTTCTCTGCGGAGAACAATTCGGACGATTGCGTGAAGATCGAGCATATCTCCGACATGCTGTTCGTGTTCAAACAGACCAGCGTGGAGGTATTTACGCCGACCGGAGACGCCAACAACCCGTTTCAGCGTCAGGAAGGGATGTTGTACGACAAGGGCTGCGCCAATCGCGCGACGGTCACCAAAACAGACAATACGATCTTTTGGGTCGGTCGCGACAAGATCGTGTATCGGGCAGCTATTGCCCCGCAGCGCATCAGCGACTTCGCCATCGAAGAAAAGCTGATGAAAACCGATTTTACGCTTCTGCGTGCGTGGTCGTTTCCGTTCAATGGACACGTCTTCTATGCGCTCACCATCGGCGATCTCGGCACGTTCGTTTATGATGTGGCAGCGGGTGGCTGGGTCGAATGGGCGACGTACGGTCGGCCGCAATGGCAGGCGCATCTCGGCGCATGGACGGATGGCTCGCTCGTCGTGGCCGGCGATGCATGGACGAATGATCTCTGGCAGCTGGATTCGACGCTCTCTGTGGACAACAAGACGCTGCCGATAGAGCGTGAATTGGTTGGGGGCCTACCGATCACCGGAAAACCCGAACCCTGTCACAGCTTCTCGCTCTATTGCGCAACGGGATGGGCGAACCAGAAAGCCCCTAATCCCGTAGTGCAAATGCGCATGAGCGACGATGGCGGCAATCTGTGGAGCGCATGGCGCAACAGCGCGCACATGGGCAGACGCGGACAGTTCGGCGTCGAAGTTGCGTGGCGACAACTCGGCATGATGAAACAGCCGGGGCGCATGTTTCATATCCGCTGTGGCGATCCGACTTTATTCCGCGTGTCGTATGCGCGCATCAATGAGGCGTACGCGACGTGAGGTTGCCTTTGCCTCGACTGAACAATCTGGCGGACGTTTCGATCGAGGGCAAGCCGTCGATCTTTCTACTGCAGAATTGGGATCGGGTCTGTACGGCGATTGAGAACATCACACCCAATGCGGTGACGAATCATGTGGACGCGCCGATTACGGGCTATGTGACGATCATTCTCCCCGATGGCTCGACGGCGAAACTCGCGGTCATCGCATGAACCAGATTGCCGTCTGCCGCGATCCACAATTCTGGCGGCACATCGCCTCGTTCCCGGAAGTAGACGAATCGTTGAGACACGGCGTTTATGTGGTCGATCCGGGTGCGCTTTGTACGCAGCGCAATATCCTTCCGCTTTCCTCGGAGCATGGCGGGTTCTTCTGCTGCCAGTTGGATATGACGGGCCGCATCTTCGAGATACACGCGATGTTCACGCGGGAGGCGTGGGGCCGGGAGGTCGCGGACACCGCCAAGCAATGTATGCGGTTTCTGTTCAATGCGACGGATGCGCAGATGCTGATTGCGCTTGAGCCGGAGATGCTACCGCGAGCAGCACCACCGAAGTCGCACGGCTGGCGATTGTGCGGCGACTACAACGGCGCGGAAGTCTCGACGCGGCTTTGGTATGTGACGCGTGCGGCATGGTTCGCTTCGCCCGCGTGCAGGAGAATGATCCGATGTCTATCCTAGGCGATATTTTTGGCGCCAATGCACAGGCGCAGGGCTATCAGCAGGCCGCGCAATATGAGACGCAGGCGATCCAGCAGGCGATCGATCTGCAGAAACAGATGTATACCACGACGCGGGCGGATCTTGGGCCATATCGCGTCACCGGACAGTCTGCACTCGATCAATTGGCTCAGATGTACGGGCTCCGTTATACGAATGCAGCGGGCCAACAAGTTGCGGATGGGCGCGGACCTAATTTCTCCGCCTTTTATCAAAGCCCGGATTATAAGTTCGCGATGCAGCAGGGTTTGCGTGGGATCACCGGCAATGCGGCAGCGACCGGAGGACTGGATAGTGGCGCTATCCGCAAGTCGGAAGCGAATTTCGCATCCGGGCTCGCTACACAGAATTTCAACAACTATGCGTCTCGTTTATCCAATCTCGCCGGCCTTGGCGAAAGCTCGGCCGCAATGACAGGCCAACTTGGCCAGCAGAACGCCAACGAGCAATCACAGCTCTTCCAGAATTACGGCATGGCACAGGGCAACGCGGCGATCAATCAGGGCAACATTTGGGGCAATCTGTACTCCGGGCTTGGCGGCTTTTTCGGCGGGAGTGGCGGAGGTGCGTTTGGATCATCCTACGGCTCAGGTCTCATGAGTCTAGCCAGTCTGTTTGGGGGCTAGGCGGATGGTCTCTGCCCTTCCGATGCCCGGCGTTGCGGGCGATGTACCATATACGAATACCTGGGATTCGGCCCAGAAGGGCGCGCAATACGCCGATATGCTGTTCGACATCGCCAAGCAGCGCAAGACGTACCAATCGCAATTGCAGGCAGGACAGCAGTTCGCGGGCGGCGATTATACCGGCGCATCGCAGACGCAAGCGCGAGGCGGTGATATGCCGGGCGCTGAGCAGACACAGCAATTCGGCCTGCAGCAGCATTTGATGCAATTGCAATATCTGCATCAGGCCGTTCCGGTTTTGCAGGCGGCGTTGCAGCATGGCGGCGCGGACGAAGCACTGCGCGCTTTTGATACGATGTCGCCGGAATTGCAGCAGTTGCAGGTTTCACCGCAGATGCTTCAGCAGATGCGCCAGCAACTCGCGACAAATCCGCAGGGCACGATTGATGCAGCGAATGCCTTTGTCCTGAAGCAGCCGACGCTTACGAAAGACGAGGCGGGGAACATAATCGTTACGGATCAATTCGGCAATCTGATGCACACGATACCGGGGCAGCAGAAACCTATTTCGGTTCCCTATGGAACGAAGGGATTCTACACCCCGCCATCATCCGGCGCTGCGCTTCCCTCTGCGCAGCCTGCGAGCGCGCCGCCCGTTGTGATGCCCAACGGCCCTTCGGGCGGCGATGCACTATTCGGGGGACAACCAGCGCCTGCCAATGCCGTACAATCCGTCGAAAGTGGCGGCAATCCGAACGCAGTCAGTCCAGTCGGGGCGGTCGGCACGATGCAGACAATGCCTGCCACGCTGCAGTCGCCGGGTTACGGCGTACAGCCTGCCGCGAATAATTCACCGTTTGAGCAAACGCGCGTAGGCCAGCAGTACCTACAGGCCATGCAGCAGCATTACGGTTCTCCGACACTTGGGCTTATAGCGTACAACATGGGACCGGGCAGAACGGACGAATGGCTGAAGAACGGCGGTCAGTTCAAAGACCTGCCGAAAGAGACGCAAGCTTATCTCGGGCAAGTCGCGGTGCAGGCGGCAGTCCAGCAACGTCAAGGTTCGCAAGCGCCGCAGCAACAGATCGCACAGGCCACAGGCCCAACGACATCGCGGCTGTCGAACGGAGGTACATTTACCGACTTTAGCGGCGGCGGTTCCAGTGCAGCGCCTGTGCAGCCTATTAAGCCGGGCTCGCCAGAAGCGCAGATGTGGCCCGGAGCGAGCGGTATAGACCAGCGCACAGGCCATCCGATTTATCCGCCTCCATCAGCAGCAATGGCGGCAATGGCGGATAATGCATTGGACTTCGCGGTCAAGCAATATTTTCTCACCGGGAAACCGCCAGTTGGTCTAGGCCGATCAGGCGTGGGGGCCGTAAAGTTTTGGGAGAGAGCGAATCAATTAGCGCAGCAAAGCGGACAGAGCGTTTCCGATATCGTCGGCGCACAGAATGCGCGGCAAGCAAACGCTGCTGCGCTCAATAGCATGGTCAAGATGAAGGCGCAGGTGGATCAGTATTCCGGCACCTTGGACAATAATATCAAACTATTGGAAAAGGCCATCCCGAAAGGCGCCGCTACTTCTGCGCCGATCATCAATCGCTGGATTCAGGCGGGACGCCAGAGCATTCAGGGCGATCCTGACGTGACGCGCCTCAATATCCTTGTCGGCGCCGTGAAGAATGAAACTGCCAAGTTGCTATCAGGCGCAGTAGGAGCGCAGGGTATTACAGACGCGGCGCGTAGGCAGTCCGACGATTTCTTTTCAAACGCGAGCAATGATCAGCAGTTTTACGCTGCCATCGATACGATCCGCAGTGAGACTTCAGGGCGCAGGGGCGCGCTTGCCGATACGATCAGCAATCTCAATAGGCAGCTTCGTGGACTACCGCCGCAACCTCCATCATCGCCAAAAGCAAACGCTGCCCCGCCGCGCGCGGCGAATCCACAGGGTCAAGTCATCCGCTATGATGCGCAGGGCAACCGCATCCAATGACCGTGACCGCGATTTCCGCAGACGGCACACAGCATCAGTTCCCTGACGGCACCAATCCTGTCGTCATCGACAAGGTGATGAAGCAATATGCGCAAGGCCCCGGCGTCATGGGCACGCTGAAAGATGTCGGACAATCGGCGCTGACGGGCCTGTCGAAAGGCGCCGCCGCCGTGGCTGGCGCCTATGGCGACGTGCGGAACATGGCTGCGAATGCGATGCAGAACTCGCCTGTCGCGGCCTATGTGGCGCCCGTTGCGGCCGCGATGTTCCCACAAGCGGTACAGGTCGTCAGGCGTGCGCCAAGCAGCGGACAGGTCAACGCGGCGATCTCGAATATCCTGCCATATCATGCGCCGCAGACGACGGCCGGAAAGTATGCGGAAACGATAGCCTCATTCGCCCCTGCTGCGGCGGCAGGAGGGGAATCGAGCCTGCTCGGACGCGCGGCACAAGTGGTTATTCCGGGCGCCGCTTCAGAAGCCGCTGGTGAGGCTACACAGGGCACGCCACTGGAGCCTTATGCACGAGCCGCAGGAGCGATTGCAGGCGGTGTAGCGACGGCTGTAGGCCCGGCAGCCGTCAATATGGCGACACGCTCCATCAATCGCGTGTCTACGGCCGCGTTGGGCCATTCATTCCTCGATCCGGACCAGCAGGCGGCGCAGACGCTCGCCAGAGCCGTTGCGAGCGGGCCCGGCGGGGCACAGGGAGCGGCACAGCGGGCGGCCGGATATGGCGCTGTAGGAGCCTCTGCGCCTACGGCCGTCGATGTTGGCGGCAACCAGACGATGCGACTTGCCAGAGCCGCTGCACTCGACATGGAGGGCAATGCGCAGAACACGGCCCAAACTTACGCCGATCAGGTGCGGTCGTCGCTTCCCGGCCAAACGGTGCAACGGGCCATGGCTCTGACGCCGAATGAGCGTCGGCCTGCGGCACAGGTAAGCGCTGATATCGCCAAACAGCAGGGCGAGCAGGCAACACGCGACTATCCGGGACCATACTCGCAGCCTGCGACGCTCACGCCTGATGCGGTTTCCGCGCTTCAAGGACAGGCTGGGCGCGCCGCTATCAGACGGGCAATGACCGCTGCGGATGCTCGCCGCGATCCACAGCAAATGTCGGAACTGCAAAATCTTCTCAACGCAGAGCCGAACCAGCCGATGCCGCAGATTTCGACCGGCACACTTCACCGCATTAATATTGCGATGCGTGAGCGCGCTGATCTTGCGGCCGGAAGACAAGGAGCCGGAGATATAGCGAGTGGCCTGAAGTCTCGAACGGGCGACATCCGCCAAGCGATCGCGCAGACACCGGGCATGGACGAGGCAAATGCCGCCTACCGGGCTTCCGCAGCCGATCAATCGGCCATCCAGTTAGGGCAGGAAGGCCCTGCAACGACTTCGGACGAATATGCGGCACAACTCGCCAATCTGGCCGGCCAAAGCCCCAAGGCGCAGCAATATGCAGGCGTGGGCTATCGGCAGGCGATTACCGACAAGTTGCGCGGCGCCCGCGAAGGCAATTACGGCCCCGCGCTTACGCTCGCGACAACGCCGGAACAAACGGCCAATCTCGCCGCGACGTTCGGACCAAAGGATGCGGCTGATTTTCAGACAGCATTGAAATTGGAAGTCGCGCGAGCGCGGACAGCCACGGCGATTACGCCGGGAGCCGGATCACAGACGGCCCCACGCTTGCTCGAAGCGGGCGGCTTGCCGCTCTACACGCCTACTGGCGCCGCCTTCTGGCTCGCGCGGAAATTCATGCAGGGCACAGCTACGCCGGAAGAGCGAGCCGCTATCGTGCGCATGGCAACGGACAGCGCACAGCTTCGCCAGGTACTCGCACAGGCCGCGAAGATCAGGCGTCCGACGCTTCACGGTCCAGCTGCGGCAACGGCCATCGGCTTCCAACAGCAGGCCAATCCATGACCGCAGGACGGCTT